AATGTCATATGTAGTACAGACCCACCTACTGTTTGTTTTATCATAGGGAATAAAATATCTCCTGCTGCTAGTGATGGAGTAGTTATTGTTGTTGTATTTATTCTAACACCTTTAGAGTTACTAGAAAGCCCTGTTAAATCAATCTCCTCAATAGCAATAGGAGTAATAGCAGTAGTAACACCCTCTACTGGAGTTATCTTACATAAAGCTATAGTAGCAACAGTACCTTGATTATTTGTTATCCATCCAGTTATAGATGTAATTGTAGATGCTTCAGGAATAGAGAACCCTTGACCAATTTTAAAGAAATTTTGAGGAGTGATAGTACCAGAAGCTACTGCACTAGAGCCAAAATCAACATCCATTTGATATGGAGCGCGAGTATCTTGTATGTCCTCACCATAAGCATAATTTGTAGTACCTGAAGTTGTATATCCTTGCATCTTATAGTTAGTAGTACCCATAAAAGACTTTTTTTGCCATATTAGACTACCATCAGTACCAATAGAAGAAGTACCTAAACCCTTACTTAATACAGTATCATTAGTAGCAACTTCAAACCCCTTTGGATTATGCCTATTTATATCACTTAAATTCTTATGTTCGTTTGCAGCCATAGTTTATATATTATTTAACATTCAGGACAGTAACCTTTCCAACTATTATAATTTCTTGTAGACCTAGAGTATATACTATCATACATTATGATTCCATGATTCTTATATGTAGTTACATTACAAGGCTTATTAGCTGTATATGTAGGGTAATCATCACTATTATCTTTATCGTTTAAAAAACTTAACATATCTTGTAGGTAAATCTCTGCCTTTCTATATGTATCTTGCTTATAAACATTTAATTCTGAAGGGTCAATAATTGTAGAAAACTCATCAATATTATTTACAATACCCATACTTGTACTATTCATCTGAACTTCATTTATAACCTCAAATCTAGCAAACCAAGATAAAGTTCTAATTAAGAAATCATCCATTAAAGTTTGATTAGCCTGTGTAAGACCACCAACTGTGGGGAAATAACCAATATTATTTTGCGTTTTTAATTCTTCATAAAACTTCTTTCCGATAGCAGTCTTTAAATGTGCTAATTCAGAAAGCAATATTGTGTTAGTAGATATTAAAGCAGGGTCAGTATTAGCATTAGTAAAACTATTGCTTATGACTTCTGCTGCAGTTACTAGTGTTTTGTATTGATTTGTGTTTGCCATAGTAATTAGTCTTGTGTATTATTTTTCTCAGTTACTGTCAAGTCCCCAGCATCATCATCTCCAACTCCATCAGCATCATCATCTCTAGTTACAATAATTTGCTCTCTATCAGTTAAGAACATATCACCCTCCTCAAGCATTGGTAAATCCTCATCTAACAATCTTCTTTGCTCATTAATTGTAAGAACTTTAGATGGGTCAATCTGAGTAGCAAAACTAATTGGCGGCTCATAGTGAATCATTAAATCTTGAGGTAAAAATCCTAACTCTCTGAACATTATAGTCTTAATTCCATCTAATAGTAAATCAGAAGTATCTTTAATTACAGTAGTCATTGCTAAATCATAAGCAATTCTAATCTCACTACCTGTATTATTCATCTTTCCACTTGAAACTAAACCACTTAATGATGGTTGCCATCTATGAGCAGTTACAATGTTTTGGTCAGTTATTCTCTGTAAGTCTATCCAACTACCTTCTTGGTCATCTTTTATGATAGAAACATTAGCAGGAGAAGTATCTCCATTTTTTACTAAAAATAATATTTTACCATTATTTCCTGCTCCGACAAATTTCTTTTGTGCTTGGTCTACTAACTTCTTTGCTTCTTCTTCTCCCATATCTCCACTAATCTCAACGATTGCAGATGGTTGAAATCCATTCTTAAACTTTGTGTGATTCCATTTTCCAATCTCATAATCAACAGCAATATGCTCTAATGCAGCAACATAATCTGGTAATCCATAAAATGAGAATGTAGGCTCGTAATCTTTAAATTGAAGTATAAATCTATTACCCTTAACTTCTGGATAGAGAGGAATTATATTCAAATCTTCTTTCATTGTATTGTACTTAGCCCAATCTGGGTGTACATACGCTTCTTTCTTATCCTTAGACATTCTAACAGTAGTTGCATCTATATGATATAGATTCATTCCACCATCATATAAAACACCCTCTAAGTAGGCATTTCCAAATGTATAATAATCTGATGCTAATTTCTTGAAAATCATTCTCAATGACTCTCCATCAGCATTAACATCTTTTATGTATTCTGAAATTGCATCATCATTGCTAACAAACTTAGCTCCACTAGTAAATATTGTCTTTTGAGCCAATACACTTCTATGGGTACTACTCTTTCTCCCTAACTCTGCTAAGTACTGAGGAAATAAGTTGTTGCTACCAAATGGTATAAACTTAGTCCTAATTTCAGATAAATCTTGAGGTTCTTCAATGTTTTGAGGTACTGATAAATTAAAAACCCCAAATTCAAAAGTATTACTCTTTTGAGTCTGAAGATTTGTTTTTGCTGTTCCTTTTACTTTCTTTTTTTGGCTCATCTTCAGTTTTTATAGTTGATAATTTTTCTACTAATTTAGTCAATCCTAAATCTTCATATAAATATGCTAATTCTTCTTGTGATGACTTTTTAAGTACATAGGTCGCTCCATCCCTAATAACAACAACCTCTTTCTTTGCTTTGTATTTTGCCATAAGTGTATATATATTTAAGTGCGTGTAATTTACAACTTTTTGACCACAATCACACATATTATTAGAAAGATATTAATAGGAAAAGGTTATAAACTTTTTACGAAACAAGTCCAACCTAAAAATATATCTTTATTGTTAATCTGTTGTTGCTGTTAAGCCAGTTCCCGCTATTACAACATCACTAGTATAAGTCATTGGCAGCTCAAACGCAGTGCAAGTTAGTGTTACTGTTACTCCATTCTCATCAGAAAAAGCAGCTCCAGTACCTCCTTCTACTGATGCTAAACGAGCATAAGTTTGACCATCTGTAACACGATATGTACTTCTATACTTATCGCTAATACCCATTACTAAATTACTATTATTTGAACCATCGTCATTATTGTCAATAACTAAAACCATTAAACACTTTCCTTCAAATTCATTAAGCCTGACTATTTTTGTTCTTTCCAAATAAGGGAGATTGAATGATAAAGTAGTTTCAACAGTAGTTGTATCTTTACCTTCATTTGTTGCATTAACAGTTAAAGATGATGATTCTATTTTAGACTCATAAACACCCCAAGTTGCAGTCACATCACCTACATCTCTTATTTTATATATACTACTTATATTTTTAGTATACCCTATTATATCATCAGCCTTCCATTCTCTAATTAATATAGTTCTTGTGCCTCCAACTGATTGTAAATCAGCACAAACAATCGCTTGTCCACTTTCTATTGCCATTTTATTTTATTTTTTAAATTATTAATTAGTTGTTGCTTCATCAGGACCTATATATAAGATTGTTCCTGTGAAGATTCTAGGTAATTCATACTGTTTAGCCATTATATTAACAGTCATACCATTATCATCATTATAAGCAGCTCCAGAACCTCCTTCCATTCCAGTTAAATTTGCAAATGTTTGACTTCTCGCATTTACAGATTCATTTTCATACTTCTCACTAACACCAACAACAAAAGCCGTATCTGAAGAATCAATAGCAATAACCATCATACATTCAGTTAGTAAGTTTTGTAATTCGTGAAATTTTATATTATCCATTTTTGGTATAGTAAAAGATACACCACACTCAAAAGAAGTTGAACCATTTTCTTTGGTTGCATTTACTGTTAATGCTGTTAATTGATTCTTAAATTCATAATTATACCAAGTTGCTGTTGATGTTCCATCAGTAAGACTAGTAATTGAGTGAACACCTGCTCCATTAGCATAAGCAATAACATCTGCAGCAGTCCAACTTCTTAATAATATTCGTTTGATACCTCCACTTGCTTGTAAGTCAGTACAACCAATTGTAATCCCTCCATCTATTGCCATTTTATTTTATGTTTTAAATTGATTAAAAGTAATTAAGAGGAGAAGATTTTTACACCCTCTCCTCTATTATTACATTATTATTGTTATACTAAAAGTCCCCATTGAACAAGAGAAGAATACAAGTACTGTACACCTAATTTAAAGTAACCTCTGAAGAACATTTTTTCCTCCAAATCATCATAAAATACTTTGAAACTTCCTTCTGGGTCAGTTACATCAGAACCAATTATTAAGTTTTCAATCGCAGTATAACACATTCCTTGATTATTGTCAGCTCCTGCTGCACTTTGGAATAAATCTGGATTAGTATCAGCTAAGATAGTGTCCCACTCATACATTGCTACTAATTCAACACCTCTAAAAGAAACTCTAGGTGAAGCATCTACTCTATTAACTAATGCTAAGTCAGAACCAGTACCTTCAAGACTTTGTAAGTAAGCGTTATATACTTTAGGAGTTACAAACATTTTCTTATCTGCTGGTGCTACTTGCTGTAATGCTGCAGGCGCTCCATCATAAATTGCTGTAATCATAGTTAATGCTTCTGCTGCTGTTGGATTTGCTGTTGCTGCTGCTGCACTTTCTATTACAGTTTCTGCTTTCATTAATTCCATCCAACCATTAAATACTGCATATCCTGCTACTGCTCCTGCTACATCACCACCCCAAGCTAATCTTACTACATCTGAAGCGATACCTTTTACTGCTCTGTTTACGATTGCATCAGCTAACTGAGTACCTTCAATATTCATTACATCTGCTCCACTTCTATAAGACTCTTCAATGAAAGTTCCGAAAAACTCATCAGTACATTGCTCTAAAGCAACTCTACATCTACCTGCAGTAATTACTTTATCAGAAATATCAAATTGATTAGTACCACTTGCAGTTGAACAAGTTGAATAAACCTCTACGATTTTAGTTAAAGCTGCTGCTGTATATACATTCATTACATGCTTAACATTAGGTATTACCCTGTAGTTACGCATTATATCATCACTTCTAAATACTGGTTCGTAGAAGATTTCGTTTAGTTGCGCACCACCATAAGTTGCTGTGATTGCGTCATTTGCTACTGGACTATTTGCCATTTTATTCTATTTTTTTAGTTATTAAATTTATTTCTAATTCTTGATGCCATTGCATCGTAAAATGCTGAATTAGCATCTACTTTTTTGTTTTCAACTATTGCAGGGTCGCCTGAAGTCTCTAATTCTGTACCTTTAGCATCTGCTTTGTTGATTTTTGCGTTCAAACCTTCAACCTCTACTGTTAAAGTTTCATTGTTTCCTTTTGCAGAAACCAATTCTTCTTCTAGTAAAGACATTTTGTTTGCTAATTCAATGTTCTTAGCTTCAAATTCAGAAATCTTATTTGTAATTTCTTCGTTGTCTCCTAAGTTCACAGTTATCGCAGTTTGTTCAGCAACATCTTCAGAAACCTTTACATCACCTTTTACAGTAGCAACAATTTCCTCAACCTTACTTGTGAACCAATCTTTTAACTCGTTAGTCATTTTTTTGTTATTTATATTAATACTTAATTTATTCTTAATTTCTTCTTGTGTGATGTTCTTAAACTTAGAAACATCATACTTTGCAGCTATTTTAATAGCATCAGAGATAGTGTCTATAAAACCTAATTCAAAAGCCTCTTGAGCATTTAACCAAGTTTCTTCATCCATCATATCCTGTATAGTTTCTTGAGATAAACCTGTCTTACTCTCATAAACCTCTGCTAGTTGTCTTGTGATCTTGTTAAGAACTTCAGCAGTCTTTTGTAAGTCTTTAGACTCACCCATTGCACCACCACTAGCGTTATGTATCATAAATAAAGAGTTTTCTGACATTACAACCTCATCTGCACCAAGAGCAATGATAGTAGCAATACTAGCAGCTATTCCCTCTATGTATACAGTAGTTTTGGCAGTTCTCTTTTTTATTACATTATATATAGCCAAACCATCAAACACATCTCCACCTAAAGAGTTAATGCGTAAGTTGATTGGAGTATCTTTCAAATCCTTAATATCTGATATGAAATTTTGTGCAGTAACACCCCACATACCGATCTCATCAAAGATATAGACATCTGTAGATTTACCTGCTTTATTTTGAATATTATACCATTTCTCGTTCATAGCCACAAAAATACAGGTAAGTGTTTTTTATCTTACCCAATTTACCTACAAAACTTTTAGTATGTGATGTTGCTTGATGGTGTAGCCTTTTTTCTCTCCTTATAGACTATGTTCTGAGCCATACTCTCACTTATATCGTATTTAATGGATAAGTCCATCCAAGTGTGAGTTCTGCTCCCTTCATTTCCAACTAACATCTTATCAAAATCAGCAATAATCATATAGTTCCTAATTCTCTTAGGCTCAATTAATCCTCTTTCTGCTAGATGTCTTATAATATCCTTACAGGTTGGAATATCTCCAAACCTCTTTTCTAGCTCAGTACCAGCAATTTCAATGAAGTCATAGACTACATCTACTTTATTTTGTCTTATTTTTTTTAGGGACATTTTTCTTTTTTGGTGTTTGTTCTGTTTCAATCCACGCATCTACCATAACTGACCAGAACTTACATATAGCAGCTCTACATGAAGTACATTGAATGTCTTGCTTATTAGCTGGGAATAGTAAATGCCACTCTGCAAACATTAAATTTAATGATGTAGAGTGATGAGAAGGATAGTTTTTCTGATGATTAGCGTTAGTGATAACTGCTTCAGTCATCATCTTTCGTTTCTCTTTGCTGTAATTAGCAGCGATTTCTTTGAAATTCATATGTAAAGTTTTACCATTTATTTTCAGGACATTTACCAAAAAACTCTTTTGTTAATGATGTCTTTGCATCTAAGAAACACTTGCATTTAAAACATCTTGCACCTCTACTTATCTTAGGTGTCTTTAACAGTAAAAAGTTTCGGTAGAAAGTACAACTTTTACACGTTTCTAGTCTTTCTAACTTGGTTTTTTTATCAACAAACATTTGTTTATTATTTTAGTTATTAAATTGTTGCCTGAGATTGTATCACGCTTACAGTGTTTTGACTATCTGTAATATCTGCTTCAACTACTACTACCTTGCTTGAATTACCCATTGCACCCATCATTTGATTCTGACCTAAAGCATTGAATTGTTGCTGTGAGAAAGATGGTTGATTAAGTAATCCTCCATCAGCAAACTTAACACCTCCTCCTGCTGCGTTCATTGCAGATAATTGGCTAGAGAACATTGATGTACTTCTTTTGTTTATAACAGCCTCACCACCCTCTAATTCAACTACTCTACCGCCTACTGCAAACTTCTCACCTCCTTGTGCATGAGATTTACCTTGAACCATTCCGCCGTTAGCAAATTCTTCTACAACTCCACCATCACCAAATGAATCTTTTAGTGCTTTAACATTTGCAAATAAAGATATGACAGTTCCTATTGTACTTGCCATTGCAATAAGATTTAAAGGAAATAATAATGTAGATTGGGTTGCTACAGCTTTTGATGCTAAAGATAGTGCTTCTATGTTATTAGCTATTGTTGCTGCTGCAGATAATTGAATACCTACTTTTCTGATAGCCTGCATCTTCTTATCTTCACCTGCAAGGTTGATTAGTTGAGTGCCTAGTTGAGCTACCCCATCTATTTGAGCATCTCTATCTGATTTAACCTTAGCATCTTGGTCTAATTTCTTTTGTGCAGCAGTAGCTTCAGCAGCAGCCTTATCAGAAATCACCTTTAACTCATTAGTAAGTATCTTACCATTAATAACTGAAGTATCTTGTTCGTACTTAATATATAGGTCAAGTTGGTTTTGTAGCCTTTGTTGTTCTGCATCAAAAGCCATTGCATCATAAGTTTCTTGAGTTATTTGTTCATTAATAAGAAGCTCCTTCTGTATATTATTTAACTCCCTAGCCTCTATATCTATTATTGCTTTTTCATCTGCAAATGCTTTATTTCTTACTGCTTTAGCAGCTGTTAATGCCTCAGCATCTTTTTTGTCTTGTATCTTTTTAGCAGAAGCAGTAGTTGTTGCCTTGTTTTCTTTATCAATACCTTCAAACTCAAACAGAATATCCTTTCTTTTTGCTAGACTTTCTTTTAATAATTCTAACTCTTTATTTAATCTTTCTCTTTCTGCATCTAACATACCTACATCAAACATACCACCACCTAATGCTGACTTCTCTTTAAGTAGTTCAAGTTCTTTTTCTCTTATATATATAGCTTGTTCTGTAGCAAAAATACTATCTTTAGTGTTTTTTGTGTTTGCATTTGATAAGTCTAGTGTGGTTTGTAAACTCTCATTCAATCTATCTAACCTTTCTGCACCTGCTTTTGATATTTTAGTGTCTGAAAGTCCTATAAAATCAGAAAACTCCCTCCAACCTCTAGTTCCTGTTAATCCATTTAAAACTAATCCGAATTGGGTTATAGCGTTACCAATAGTAGAACTATAAAGAGCTTTACCGAAATAAAGAACATTCCTACCAGCATCAGCAAGTGCATCAGCATTATCAGTAGCTGCATTTGTTAAGTCGGTTAAATCTTGAGTAACAACCCTTATGGATGGAGATAAATCCTCCCCTACCTCTGTTTTAAGACCATCAACAGCAGATATTAATTTTTTCAAATCACCCTCTAGTGTATTTTCAATAATATCAACCATTTCACCTAATGCACCATTTGCGTGATTAAATTGTGTAGTTAATGCAGAAATATCATCAGCACCTCTAACCATAGTATTAAATGCAGCAACCTGTCTTAAATCCACAAGTTCCATTACCTGCTCATTAGAAAGACCTGCTTTGTTTAAGTCTTGTAATGCTCTATCTAAATCATTTGAACTATTTACTGTATAACCCAAGAATTTAGATAAGTCAGATGATGAGTCTTGCATTTTCAAGAATATGTTTCTTAAAGATGTACCTGCAATAGATGCCTCAATACCTGTATCTGTTAATTTACTCATTACTGCTGCAGTAGCCTCTATGCTTATACCTGCTGCTGCTGCAATAGGTGCTACTTTAGTCATAGAGGTTTGCCACTTCTCAATATCCATAGCAGAACTAGTAAACGACTTAGCCATCACATCTGTAACTCTTTGAGTTTCACTAGCATCTAATCCAAAACCCCTAACTGCTGCACCTGCCACTGTTGCTGCTCTTGCTAAATCTGTATCTGTAGCAGTAGCTAACGCAAGTGTTGCTTCTTGTGCTTTTAATATCTCTCCTGTAGTAAAACCTAACTTTCCATAATTTGCCTGTAATTCTCCTACTTGTGTCGCAGTAAAGAATGTTGTCCTACCTAAATCTTTTGCCGACTGAGTAAGCATCTTAAATTGAGTGTTGTTTGCTCCAGTAATTGCCTTCACTTTAGCCATTTGGAACTCAAACCCTTTAAATGATTTCATAGCAGATGCTACTGCAGAACCTATAGCTTTAAATGCTGCAACTGCAGCTAATGCTCCACCAGCCATCTTAGCCATACCCTTAGTTAATCCCCCAACACTTTTAGTTGCTTTTCCTGTCTTTTTATCTAAGTTATCTAACTGCTTACCACCTTTTACTACTACCTGAACTACTACTTTCTCTGTATTCGTTGCCATTATATATATAATTAATTAAAATGCCTTTTGAACATTTGTTTTTGGATTATTTTTTTTAATTTGTGCTGCTATCATATCTGCTACATCTTTACCTATAGATGGTGCTAACTCTTGTGCTACTTTTGCTGAGTTTTCTTTTGCTGTAATACCTGCAAAGTTTGACCTTGTTAAAGTGTTTCCATGTTCCCAGTAAATATAATTCTGTTTTACATTTGCATAAATTCCTTTTTTTAATCTATTGTAAACTGCTTGTGCAAATTTGCTATCTAACCCCTTTGTGTTCATCCATCTTATTATATTCTGTTTGTTTACAGAAAAAGCAACTTTAGGGTCATTAACTACTCTCCAATAATGCTTACTAGAAGTTACGTCTAATATAAGATTTTTACCTTTACTTATAACACCTGCAAAACTTCTATTTAGTTTACCTGTAGCGTAATACTCTTGCAGTTTTAATTGGGATTTTAATCCCTTAATGAGTAAAGTAGTAACCTTACCTAACATTTTACTCGTATGTTTAAATTTAATCATCTGATAATATTTGGTCTGCTGCTACTCTTAATACTTTATGTGCATTACCCCACATATCAGTAGCATAAACAGGGATTAAATATTCTTGCTTCTCTTGTATTGATATGTTAGCAATAGGTACTACAATGGCTGATGCTGATGATGTTATGTAATATATAACAATAATATCATTTGCTGTATTTGCTGTAAATGTAGATGTAACTATTCCTGTACTGCTATTAGTGATTGGATATGTTATTATTGATGATGAGTTTTCTGTAAAATCCTTCGCATTAGGACTAAATGTTTTTATATATATAGTTCCAGTACTTGCAGATATAAGAGTCTGAACACTTACTTGATATTCCTTCCCTACAATTAATGATAATTTCTGATACATACCAGACTCAGATGGTAAAAGTCCCCCAGACTCCTCTCCAGTAAAAACAAATGCAGAACTTGCATATATTGGTGCTGTTGTAGTTGTGTATGGTGAACCACTAGTATGGAATCTATACCATCTTCCAATTACTGAAGCAGGACTATTAATTAAAGAATCAGTAACTGCATTTGAAGCTGTAGTAGCGTAATCAGTATCTGTACTTATTTTTTGGTAGTACAAAGCATCACCCCAATTCATATGCTCTCCAGTATAGTTTATTATACTAGATAAAGTATCTAATCCACTTTGCTGTGCTATGCCTCTCGCTGTTATTTGCTGCCTGCTAATTGCCATATTATTTATTTAAAGTCCTATGTTTTCATTAGTTTCATTACCA